TCTTCGACAAACGGATCAAGGAATTAGAACCCGAACTAAAGAAGGCCTACGATACATATAATTCCGCTTGTGAAAAATCAAACGATCTGATTGTTGGTTATCTCAAAGATGGTAAAAATCACGTAGAGCTGATAAACCTGTTGCAGAAACAATCTGAATTGGGCGCTATGTTTGGGTTACAACAGGGCGCAAAACAAGAGATTATCCGTTATAAGAAAAAAGCGGACGTACAGATTGAGGCCACGGGAGATTATCTATTCAGCCGGCAGGAGTTCGAGTTCTCCGCCGCTACGTTCACTAAAGACCGCGATAAGGCTATTATAAATGCAACTGAACTTGGTAAAAAATGCCAACAGGCATTTGATGTTGTGCTGACCACGGCAAACCAGGCAAAGCGCAAGAACCGCATGACACAGTTTACAGATAATGTTGCCGCTTACGTGCAGGAGTCAATCAAGGTTGGTCTGTTTGACGGTGCGGCAAAAGAGAACAAAAACCTGATGGCGAAACTTGACGAATTGGTCAGGATGGCCGGTGGAGAGAATAGCCGGGAAGTTATGGAGGCCGCTCTTGAGAATCGGGCATAACCCATTACGCGCGGATAAAGTACCAGAATTACCGACACGGATAATGTCTGTCATTACCCATTTGCCTGACCGCAAGGGCTACCATCAGTACAGGCTTGACGTTATAAAGGCTTGCCTTGAAAGTATGCGGTTCGGTGCGCCTGGTATTCCTGTCATGGTCTGGGACAACGGCTCCTGTAAAGACCTGACTGGTTGGTTGCTGAACGAGTACAAGCCAGAAACCCTGATACTCTCTCCGAATATTGGCAAGGATAGCGCACGGGCGGCATTATTCCGCATGGTTAGAACGGACGCGATAATGTCACTGTCCGATGACGATATGCTATTCTATCCAGGCTGGTTTGATGCCTGCGAACACTTGATTAATACATTCCCGGAAGTAGGCAAGGTATCCTGTTTCCCGGTACGCACACAGGGGCGGTGGGGTTGCTCTGCCACGAAAGAGTGGGCGGCCAAGAACGGCAAATTGGAGACGGGTATCTTTGTCACCGAAGAAGAGGAGCGCGATTTCTGTACCTCTGTCGAACGTGACTACGATTGGCACATGGAATATGCAAAGAATGACATTGACCACCGGGTCACGTACAAGGGAACGCAGGCTTATTGTTACGCACACCACTGCCAGTTCGTAGCACGGGCCGGTGTGATTATCCCCTTCTTGGAACGCAATGACGATGCAATGGCGAACGAGAAGCCGTTCGATAATGCGGTTAATGATGCCGGTTTGTTACAATTGACCACGGCAAAACGCTACTCACGGCATATTGGGAACATGATGGATCATAAAGTTTTATCGGATCTTATTGGTATGGGTTTACTAAAGGTTATGGAGGCAACATAATGGCAAATGGCATAAAAGCATTACGTCAAATACAGATGAGCAGGGAAACTACTCAGGGTACGGCCACAAGTGATTTCTATGTATGGCGCGGACTTGGTACGCTGGAAGATTCACGCGAGAGTGTATTCCCTGAAGAGGACATCGGCATATTCGGAGGTACAGATCGTCAATACTTCCCGAAGTTGTCTGCAACCCTCGAGATGGACGAAATAGAACTTACATTCGAGCAAGCACCGCATATCTTTGATGCGGCTATACGGAACACAACGCCGACAACGGATACAGGCTCGGATTATATTAGAACGTACACATGGCCTATCGTTACCAGTGACACCGCAGAATCAACCGACCTCCAAACGTACTCGTTCAAGTGTGGCGACAATAACGAGGTAGAAAAGTTCGCGTTCGGATTTGTAAGGGAATTCACGTTATCCGGTACAGCTGGCGAAGCCTGGAAAGTAAAAGCAACATGGGAAGGGCGCGAGGTTGCCAGTGATTCCGACAACTTTGTTACCGCTACCTTACAAGTCGTGGAAGATGCCCTGTTCAGCAAGTCTAAACTTTATATCGATGCCAGTTCAGATACGATCGGCACGACCCTTGTTAGCAATACTTTGGTCGGCGCTGATTTGAATGCGACTACAGGCTGGCAGGCCGTCCATACGGCTTCTGGACGGCTGGATTTCTCATTCTTGAAACAGGTACAGCCGGAAATAAAACTGGATATCACCTTTGAACATAACGCCACGGCCACGGCTGAAAAACTGGCATGGCGTAATGGAACAGCGCGACAGATAAAATACTCTGTGAAGGTGATGCTCTTGCTACTGCCGGAGCGTTGTATACCTACAAGAGTCTGGTTATCAACCTTGCCGGTAAGTGGGATACATTCGAGAAAATAGACGAAGTTGACGGCAACGATGTTGTCACCGGTCACTTTATCGCACGGTACAATTCTACCGCTGCTTTATTTGCTTCTATCGTTGTTGTCAACGAGACTGCGAGTCTGTAATGAAATTCAAAGTACCAACTGATTCAATTAAAACCAGAGAGCTTGTTGAAAGTGAAGATTCTTTGAAACTTGCCTTGAAATTGATGTCACGCTTTATGGTAGACGAAGCCGGTAATCCTATTCCTCAAGATGAGGCATACGACCAATTGCTTGAC